CCCCCCTCCGCTACCAACGAAGGGGGGGCAAAAGAAAATTACCAATAATCGGTTGCCACCAGGCGCAACCACGCCGGGTGGGAAAGGACACATGGAAAAGGGGAGCTACTAATCTCCTCCTCCATCTGCTGTATTTCAATGCTAGTAATATTATATCTTTGTTCGATTAATTCAAGTACAGCTCCACGATCCAAACGCACTGACACATCAAGAAAAATCTTATGAGATTCAAGAGGGATAACAAAATCCGACTCACTCAAAGATAAATAATGCTTCAATTGTGCTCCGAATAAAGGGTAATCCAGATCAACTAAACCAAACCCCAACGCCATCCCGCGAGCTGCCGCCCTCCAGGCTTGCGTAGGCGGCAATTTCTTGAAGATCTGCGTCGGGCAGGTCATTATTTTCCCAGCTTTAATCGCCTGAGATGGAAGAGGGTACCAACAAAGTTGGCCCGTCTCGGTTGGTAACCACCAACCTTTAAGAAAAGTTCCCATAGAAATATTAGTATGACGCTTTAACTTGGCTTCTAAACCTAATTTGGCTTGCCAAGTTGGGAAGTCTAATCCTCCTCCATTCAAAAGAGTATGAAAGACAGAGACAATATTATTTACGGAATTGCCGAAAGTTGTATCTGGGCCCCCTGTCGCTCTCTGAGTGGGCATTGGGGTCTTGTAACGCTCACCCGTTCGCTTATCCTCATATGTTGCAACGGCGACAATCGCTGCATACAAAATTAACATCACAGAGTGTTTAATTCCAAGCGCTCTGGCGATCATATATTCGCATCCGAGCGCATGGACTCCTTGTGTACGGTCATACTTTGAAAAATCATTCTCTAATACTATCAATTGACCATCCACCCACGCCAAACCGAAGAAATCGTCTCCGGCAACGATGAAAGCCAAGCTTTTATCACGTAGTTTAACCCACGCGAGAGAAGTTTTGAGCCATTTATTTAAACCAGAAGCATTACGCCCTGAACCGATAGCGGCTGTGACCATCCAATCACCAACTTGATACGGATTCTTTTCGTTGAAAACTAACTTTAAATTTTTAAAAGCCGCATCAAAATAAACACCACAATGCACTTGCACTGTTGGGTGTACAGCCTTAATCGAACGAGGCTTAATAGGCGGAAAAGTAAGGCGCGGAGCCAAAACTTCATCACCTTTGAGAAAAATATCTGCTTTCGCTCGAATAAGACCTGTATCAGCTCGATCATTATATGCATTTTGGGCTCGAATGCGTTTCTTAAGCTCCCCCATGTACTCTGCGTTGATACCACTGCTT